TAGATCAGAGATCTTGAACATGAAATTCAAACTATTACCAATCAGTTGCAAAACAGAAATACTGAACATGAGAAGTTAGAAGAGTTTCGGGAAAATCTCCAAAAGACAATAGAAGACCTCTCGGACAAAAAACAAGAAATCGTTCATTACGATTTTGCCTATTCTCTACTCAGAGATGATGGTGTAAAAACGAAGATTATTAAGAAATATCTTCCGTTCATAAATCAGCAGGTCAATCGTTATCTTCAAATGATGGACTTCTACATCAACTTTAAACTTGATGGAGAATTTAGTGAAACTGTTGAATCTCCGATTCACGAACATTTCTCATATTCATCTTTTAGTGAAGGTGAAAAGGCACGTATAGACCTTGCATTACTTTTTACTTGGCGTGAAGTTGCAAGAATGAAAAATTCTGCAAATTGCAATATTCTCATATTTGATGAAGTTTTTGATGGTTCTCTTGATGGTTTTGGTGCTGATGAGTTTTTGAAGATTATTCGTTATGTTGTTAAAGATACTAATGTTTTTGTAATTTCTCATAAATCAGATCTTCAAGATAAGTTTGACTCTACTATTAAATTTGAGAAGAAGAGTGGATTTTCTTATAAGACTGAACTATAAGACACTTTCTCAACTGGACTCCTTGACCTCTGAAAACATAGATAATAAAGTGTCTTCATAGACCCAAGAACAATGAACACTCCAAACTGGCAGCACCATTCCAAGAAGGAGCAGAATCGGAAACTGAAACCACAAGCACTCCGACAAGCAAAGGCACGTCGCCAAGCACTCAAGAAGCGTCTCCATCAAAGAGACTAAATATCTAAGAAGTCTGTATAAAATAAAATGTCTTTATCAACCAACAGTACTTATAGATTTCTTGTAGAAAAACTTGGAGCAAGTGACCCTGATGCCTTTATTGGAAATGCAGGAGAAGTATTCTATGACCCTAGTGTTGCCACCCTCAAGTTATCAGATGGTTCCACTGCTGGTGGCACTACTATCGGTGGTGGAGGTGGGGAATCCTACTGGGAATCAACAGGAGCAGGAATTAACACATCTTCTAATGTTGGAGTGGGGACCACAAATCCTCAAACGAAACTTCAAGTTGGAGGAGTCATTGGATTTAATGATACAAACATAAGAATTGGTGATAATACTACTGGTGCTAGTATAACCAGTGGAACTAGCAACATCTTTATGGGTGTTGGTGCTGGTAATTCAACCACCACTGGAAGTTGTAATAATTTCTTAGGTCGTGAAGCAGGAGAATACAACACCACTGGAAATAATAATAACTTCTTAGGTTATCTTGCAGGATACTACAACACCGGTGGAAGTAACAATAACTTCTTTGGATTTAAGGGAGGATACTCTAATACCACTGGAAAATATAATAACTTCTTCGGTTGGTTTGGAGGATTCTCCAATACCACTGGAGAGAATAATAACTTTTTTGGTCGTGAAGCAGGATACTACAACACGGAAGGATCTTACAATAACTTCTTTGGATTTGGGGGAGGATACTCTAATACCACTGGAAATAATAATAACTTTTTTGGTCGTAATGCGGGGAAATACAACACCACTGGAAGATATGATAACTTCTTAGGTGTCGAGGCGGGGAAATACAACACCACTGGCGAAAGTAATGCTATTTTAGGTAATTTTGCGGGATATTATAATACCACTGGATCTTATAATAGTTTCTTTGGAGATGGTGCAGGTCATTATAATACTACTGGAAATAATAATGTTTTCTTAGGTAAATATTCTGGAATTTCTACATCAGCATCCAATAAAATTATTATTGGATCTGGAGAAACTTGGGGAGTTGAGTTTGACTCCCCAGACACCACCAAAGACACTCAGTTTGCAGTAGGTGTAAGAACTGATAGTAACCCATCTAACTATTGGATTGTTGGTGATGAGAACTTTAATGTTGGAGTAGGAACCACAAATCCAACATCTAAGTTGACAGTTCAGAATGGTGATATTAAAGTAGGTGTAAATACATCTGAGGGTCTTATTCTAACTGACTCTAATGGAGTTGCTTGGAGATTGATTGTAAATACTGATGGTACACTTACAACTACTGCAGTTTGATAGAAATTAATTTATGAAAACTTATTATTTTATGGCAGGACTACCTCGTTCTGGTAGTACCGTCCTTTCTGCGATTTTAAATCAAAATCCAAGATTTTATTCTGGTCCATCAAGTCCAGTTCTTTCCACGATGTATTCTGTAGAAAATCATCTTGCAAATGATGAATTGTTTAACTCATATCCAAAACCAGAACAGGTAAAGAATATTATTTCTTCAATCATTCATCAATTTTATACTGATGTTGAAACACCTGTGGTGATTGATAAGAATCGTGCTTGGACTGCAAGAGTTCCTTATATTGAAGGATATATTGGTCAGCAAGCAAAGATTATCTGTCCTGTAAGAGATATTGATGAAATTTTGACTTCTATGATTATGATGATTCGTCGTAATCCTTATCAAGAAGGACAGAGAAGAATTAATTTTATTGATGAACAACTTGTGAAACTTAATATTCCTTTGAGTGATGATAATCGTTGTGAGTATATTGCAGGACCGCAAGGAATTCTAGGTCAATCTTTAAATGCGATTGTAGAAGGATTCAAACAAGGGTTTGGTGATCGTATTCATTTTGTTGAATATAAGGATTTAGTAGATAAACCAGAAGAAACTCTTAACAAACTTTATGAGTTTCTTGGTGAAGAACCTTATGAACATACCTTTGATAATCTTCAAAATCAAAACAGAGAGCAAGATTTGAAAACTTATGGACTTTCTGATATGCACCAAGTTCATTCTAAACTTGAATCAACTGCTCCATCTCCATCTGAAGTTCTTTCTGAGAGTGTTTTGAAAAAGTGCAAAGGAATGGACATTTGGAGACAAAATAAACCAATAAATAAACCAGAAATTAAAATCGTAAATTAGGAGATTAACCACGATGCCAAGATTAGAAAGAGGAAGTGTAAGAGAATTTAATCTAGATAAATGTCTAGAATCAACAGGACATAGTGAAGATTTAATTCGTATACTTGTTTCTGAAGGTGTTCATAGTGAAAAAATTCATAAGACCATTACAAGAAATACCGAGCACATCAAAATTATTATTGGTAAACAAGAAGTAATTGACTCAGCATCACCAAGACTTGTTGCATTCCAAGAAGCAGTAGACCTTGGAGAGGCATTTGTTGCATCTTGATACTGATAAATAATTATACCCAAAGACAGTTGATGAACCGTCACATGACCCCGCCTAAACAGCGGGGTTCTTTTGTATAATAGGTTCATACGCAACAGACCGATGACCGTTAAGCACGAAATCAAGTCCCAACTTGCCAAACTTCTTGCCACTGAAGACCTTGTGGTGGAGCACAAGCAGGTTGAGACTGCTTGCTTCAATGTCCACACTCGTGTTCTGACTTTGCCAATGTGGGAGGGTGCCACGAATGAGATTTATGATATGTTGGTGGCACACGAGGTGGGTCACGCACTTTATACACCTGACCGTGATTGGTTGAAAGATTATAAAATTCCTCCACAGTTCGTCAATGTGGTTGAGGATGCTCGCATTGAGAAGATGATGAAACGTCGTTATGCTGGTATCTCCAAGACCTTCTATCGTGGTTATAGTGACCTTTCTGATAAAGATTTCTTTGGTGTTGAGTGTGAAGATATTAGCAAGATGAACCTTGCAGACCGAGTAAATCTTTATTTCAAGATTGGTAACTTTATTGATATTCCTTTTGATGAATATCTTGAGATACCAATCGTTCGTATGATTGATGGTTGTGAAGATTTTGATGATGTTTTGATTGCTGCACAGGCACTCTATAAGTATTGCCAAGATCAAATGAATACGGAGACTAAGACTGATATGGATTCTCTGGAATCTCAGGGTCAAGGACAAGGTGAAAGTTCTACCGAGCAAGATGCTGAGCAAGAAGGTCAGGAGCAACCTGGTGAAAACGATTCTTATGGTGGCACTGCCAAAAAAGATGATGCCGATCTTGATACTCCAAGTTATGAGCAAAATGCTGGAGAGAAATCAGAACCTCAAGTCAATACTATGAATTCTCTTGAGGAATCTATCAAAGACCTTGTGAATATGAATGGTATTGAGAATGTATATCTTGAGATGCCAAAAGTAGATTTAGAAAAGATTATTGTTCCCAACTCAACAATTCATAGTGCTTGTCATGAACTTTGGGATAATTATTTTGATAAAACGGTTTTTGATCACGTCGATGCTGAGTTCCTCAAGTTTAAGAAGTCTGCACAGAAAGAAGTTAATTATCTTGTGAAAGAGTTTGAGTGTCGTAAGTCGGCAGATTCTTATGCTCGTGCTACAACTGCACGCACTGGAGTTCTTGATTGTACTAAACTTCATACTTACAAATACAGTGAGGATTTGTTTAAGAAAGTAACCACTCTTGCTGATGGTAAGAATCATGGTCTTGTGTTTGTTCTGGACTGGTCTGGTTCTATGGGAAAAGTTATGTTAGACACTGTAAAACAACTTTGTAACTTGGTGTGGTTCTGTAAGAAGGTTAGTATTCCTTTTGATGTTTATGCTTTTACTAATGACTATCCTCTTGTATCGCTAGATGAGAATGGTGGTGCAGTTGTTCGTGAACTTTCTTATAAGAAAAAAGATGGATTGATGCAGGTTGGAGAGTGGTTCTCTTTGATGAATATTTTGACTCACAAAGTCAATACTAAAACTTTTGAGAATCAGATGAAGCATATCTTTCGTCTTGCATGGAGTTTTAGTCGTTATGCAATGTATAAGATTCCTGTAGGTATGGATCTTTCTGGTACTCCTTTAAATGAGACAATGATTTCACTTCATCAAATCATTCCACAATTTAAGAAAGAGAACAAACTCCAGAAGGTGCAATGTGTTGTATTGACTGATGGTGAAGGATGTTCTCTCAAATATCACCGTCAAGTGCAACGTCACTGGGAATCTGAACCTTTTATGGGCACGGCACACATTGGAGCAAACTGCTTCTTGAGAGATCGTAAGACTGGTAATACCTATAATCTGGGAGACACTTGGTATGATATGACCGATGTTCTCCTTGAAAATCTTAAGGATAACTTTGTAGATACAAACTTTATTGGTATTCGTGTTCTCTCAACAGGTGATGCTAGTTCTTTTATTCGTCGTTATACTTTTGGTAACTTTGAGATGAATGAGAAGATTAAGATTCAATTTAAGAAAGAAAAAGCATTTGCACTTAAGACATCTGGATATCACACCTACTTTGGTCTTTCTGCAAATGCTCTTGCAAGTGAGTCTGAATTTGATGTAGATGAAGATGCTTCAAAGGCACAAATTAAAAAGTCATTTATGAAGAGCCTTCAGAATAAAAAAATGAATAAGAAAATCCTAAATGAGTTTGTAGACCTTATTGCTTGATAAATATTTTTATAAGTAATAGGTAAAACTAATGTCTAGATTTGGAGATTTAGTGGGAGGTAAAAAAGTAGCACCTGCCCCAACTCCCGCACCAAAACCTGTAGTAGAAGAACCTGTGGAGGTTGCAGAGTCTCCTATTGTTGGTGAAGATACTACAAATTATGAGGAGGTTATTGAAGAAGAACTTTATGAAAGTGATGTATCATTTCATGATATGAGTAAGAAAGAACTTGAGGAGTATGGTCGCACTGTCGGCATTGAGCTGGACAGAAGGCATTCTAAGAGAAGATTGGTTCAAGAGTTGGAAGAGCACTTATCCAATTCCTAAACTGTCCACAGGGGGTCATTGAGACCCCCTTTTCCTTGTATAATAACTTCAGTTGAAACGAACAACCAACATCATGTCTCTCTCTGCTGACTACATCCGCACTTCTCTTCAGGAACTTTATGGTGAATCTGTCACTACTGGAGACATTCGTGCTTGGTGTGCAATGAATGGTACCAACTATCAGACTATCACTAACAAACTTTCCGATTATAAAGTGGGACGTGGTAAGTGGAATCTTGAAGTGACTCAACAAAAAGTGGAAGAAATCGAACGCACTTATCAGGCACCTGCAGCATTGCCTTCCGTAGAACAAAACCTTATCCCCGAGAAAGATGATACCTTCGTCAAGTTTGGTAATTTCAATGATGTTCGCAAAATCATTCAGTCCCGTCTGTTCTACCCTACGTTCATTACTGGACTCTCTGGTAATGGTAAAACGTTCTCTGTCGAGCAAGCATGTGCTCAACTCGGACGAGAACTTATCCGTGTAAACATTACTATTGAGACTGATGAAGACGATCTTATTGGTGGTTTCCGTCTTGTCGATGGGGCAACTGTTTGGCATAACGGACCTGTCGTTGAAGCACTCCAGCGAGGAGCAATCTTGCTACTCGATGAAATTGACCTTGCTTCAAATAAAATCCTCTGTCTCCAATCCATCCTTGAAGGTAAGGGTGTGTTTTTGAAGAAGATTGGTAAGTTTGTAAAACCTGTTGCTGGTTTCAATGTGATTGCTACTGCCAACACTAAAGGCAAGGGTTCTGATGATGGTCGTTTTATTGGTACCAATGTTTTGAATGAGGCATTCCTTGAGCGTTTCCCTGTGACCTTTGAGCAGTCGTATCCTACTCCTGCTACTGAACAAAAAATTCTTGAGGGTATTGCTCTGGACTTGGGTGTAGAAGATCGTGATTTCTGTAAGCGTTTGGTTGATTGGGGTGATATTATTCGTAAGACTTTCTATGACGGTGGTATCGATGAAATTATCAGCACTCGTCGTCTTGTGCATATCATCCGTGCATATTCTATCTTCCAAGACAAAGCGAAAGCAATCCAAGTGTGTGTGAACCGATTTGATGATGAAACTAAACAAGCATTCCTTGAACTTTATGACAAAGTTGATGCTGATTTCCAAATGCCCATTGACGAAACCATTGCTTCCTGATATAATGTATTATGACTAATTCTTGGTCCCTACTTTATAATGAACTAAAAATGGATGACAATACTTTTAATTTGAAGACTGATATGATTCACAATTCTCCCGCAACACCTTGGAAGTATAATGAAGAAGAAATTGTAAAAGAACTTCTTGAGTATATTCGGGGAACTTATAATCAGCATTATTCTGCTGGTGATGATAAAATCCAAACACTGGATTTGATCGAAGCTTGTGGTGATGGGGAGGCATTCTGCCGATCCAACATTCTCAAGTATGCCTCTCGTTATGATAAGAAAGGCACTGCACGTCGTGACATTATGAAGATTTTGCATTATGCTGTTCTTCTAATGAACTTC